CCCATTCGCCTTGTCAATTCTTGGCTTGTAGGCGTCATATTATTTGTTATAAGCCCATCTTTTCTTGGTTGTCCTATATGTATAGTAGCCAGTATAGCACGTATGTCCCTTACCGTGCTTTCTGAATAGTATGATCTAATCTGCCAACCTCTTTGTCCATTTAGCCTTGCACCAATTGGTTTTGGTATCATTCCAGTCTTCATTAACTTAGGCATATACTTTCTATGACGATTAATTAATTTAGCAGTCTCAGCAACAGTGTAGGCACGTTCTCTATTTTTTCTAAAGTCAGAGCGTAAACAAGTTTCAATTCTATCTTTAGTAATATTATAAACAGAAACCATTCCAGTAGATCTTGAACTGTGATGTAGCCTTACCAAGTCCCCATTAAGAAACCATATTTTTTTATTACCTTTTATTACAGTTTCGTTATTGTATTCTTGGCTCTCAATATTTCCTTTTCTAGTAGCCATCTACCTTCTTCACTTTCTGTTGGGGGATGAAAAAATTTTCTTTCTCCACATCCCATGCAATATGTTTCAATGTGTTGAGCACTACTATACTGTCTGTCAACAAAAATTCTACCCTTGCATTTTTTGCAAGAAATCATCAATTATCCTTTTAGTTTGGAATTCCAACAATAACTAGATGGACTGATAAAGATAAGTCGCCAGAAGCCCCAAACCTTACAACACCCTCTACTCTTGTTTCTGTAACACTTTTTAGAACAATATTTACATTTTGTCCTGCTGGTGTTTGTCCAGTGTTAACTGGTGTTGCTGATACTATTGGTGGGTATTTAAAGTCTTTAAAGTCATAAGTAAACGTTCTTTCGTTACCCGCCGAAACTGTTGAGTTATTTGCAACTTCAACCAATCCGCCTACTATTCTTGTGTTAGAGGTTTGAACCTCTGCCTTTCCTGCACTTGCTGTATCAATAATTGTTTTACTTGTCTGCTTAGAAGCAACATTTGTAGAAAGGTCATTTACGGCCTCAATTAATTGATATAAATATGTAACATCAAGAGGTTGCCCTCTTTCTGGTAGTGGTACTTTTGCCATCTATTCCTCCTATTTTATTATACCAAAGAAACTAAGCCAGAGTTGTATATTTGCAAATTGGCATTTAATGTTTTTTCAGATGATTCAACTTGAATAATTACACGTACATTTGTAGTTCCAGTCTTGATAAATTGATATGAATGAATCGGCGTTGTACCATGATATGTTGCTGTAGCCCCATCAAATCCAACAAAAACATCATACTTTGGTCTATTTAATTCATCTCCCCATACTGCACTAATTACTGATGCTGAAACCTGTACGGCTCCTGCAACACTGGTAATTGAGTTGTCTAGCACAAGGTTTATTGGAGACCATTGAGAGGTTCTGTTTTTATCTTCAGAAACAATCCTGTATCTAAAAATGTATCCAACTTTATCATGATCTAGTGCTGGCAAAGATGCTTTTTTAATTATAACTTTTTTAATTCCTGCATCAGCCATTATGAATTGTTTCCGCTAGAAAGATCTACTGAAAATCTAAATTCAACATAGTTACTAGTATTAGGACTCTTAACTATTGTTGCTGCACCTGCAGTTTGAATTACTGAATATCCTGTTAGTCCATAAAGTGGATTTACTGTAGCGACATTTTCTAATTTTAAGGCATCTAGGGCTACATAATAATTGCCAGATGGATTGACTCCATCAATAACGCATGCATACACCTTAACTACAGAAACAGCATTCCAGTCAAATCCAGATGTTCTGTATAGTTGTTGAAGTTGTTTTTTTACAACAAAATATCTTTCTGTAGCAAAATCATATTGCCCGCCACTGCTATCATCAGCAACTTCTGCTTCAAGCCTTGCAAACTCTGTTCCGCTTGTATTTTCAAATGAAACTAAAACTCTAGCCCTTTCTGGTTGAGTGCCAGCGCCGTATGTTCCATCTCTATTTATTATTGAGAATGCTAATCTTAATTCATCTGTTGGAGAGTTCTTTGTGAAGTCAACTGTTGCTCCGCTTAATCTAATATAGTTTGATCCCGCTCCGATTGCAAAAGTATCTTGTGTTGGACCACTATCAGATTCAATATCAAGATCAGACTCATTACCCTTTATCATAATTATATTATTTAAAAATCTTGGTCTCTCATATCTTGCAACTCTTGGTGATTTAAAAAATATTGGATTATCTGCGTTTGTTTGAAATACTGGATCTGTTACAGCAATAACGTTGTCATAGTTTGGAGCATCCAATGCAGCAGATTCTGTATCAATTGCTACTGCTGATGCTGCTGTTACATATTGCCAGTTTTCTGTTTGTGTAAATGCAAATACTGTTTTACTGTCATATGCTCCTGCAGATGGATTAGATCCTGCAGAATATATTCCAATTTCAGATATTTCATATCTTTCTTCTGTTGGTAGTTCTGCTGTTAGAACGATTTTATCTACACCGTCTTCGTTTACGAAACCTCTAGAAGATATTGGAACACGGAACATTTCAAAATCTAAATTTGTTTTTGTTGAGTAATCGCCTATTTCATCGGCGGTATCTAGTGGAGTAGCACCACAACCAATAGCAATATACGAGGCATAGGCAGGGGCCTGTCCAAGTAAATACTTTGCAATAATAGATTTACCAGTATTAGTTATCATGAGGCGTAGTCTCCAAGATCTGCTTCATATATTGTACCACTTACGCTGATTTGTGTTTCTACTTGTTCGTCAGGATTTACGTTAATAAATTCAATAATTAAGTCTCCTGCTGCATTAAGGTATACGTTTTCTCCATTAGTCCCGTTGCCAGTTTCTGGAATTTTGTCTTCTAGTTTAATTGAAAATCCAGCAAAAAACTTATCTGCGGTTTGCTGTAGGCTAAGGATATTGTTTGGATTATACCTTTGTTGAATGGCTGAAAGGTTTTTGATTGGTTGGTATGATATTTTTTGTCCATTAACAATGTCAGATCTTGTTATACTAATTAATTCTTGACCGCCAATATTTTCAAATATCTGATCAAACATTCCGTCTGTGGGAACAGATTCTTCATCAAATAATATAATGTCTAGGGTTGCTGTTTTAACTGGTGGTGGTGCAGCAAACATTCTTGCAGAAAACATTTCTGGTTCTGGTGCTGGAGGTGTTGCTGTAATACTTGCGCTAGGAAGGGGGCCTCCTGAAACTACACCACTATTAACAGGAACAATAGATCCATACCCTGCAGCAATTGATTGATTATTTAGTATATTCAGCATTTCTGCTGTATTTATAGTTCCATTAGCATTTGTTACTCGTGCTCTATCTCCTGCACTTAATTGTTGATATGTTGGAACATCATTAAAGTATCCTTCTTTATTTACTCCACCTCTACGTTTTACTTCTGCTGCACCAACTATTGACACTGCCTCTGCTGTTTTGGCAGCATCTACTGTATCTCTCGCTGCTGTCGTAGCGGAAGGATAAGTTTTTGCAGCAGCATGTCTTTCCCAGTTTGCTGCGTCTAAAGCACCCATGCTATACCTCCGCCAAATAAAGTGTCATGTCTGGACCATTTATTTTTCTTGAATACTCAATATTATATACTATAAATCTAGAGTCAACTGAAGTAACTAAGTCTAAGTTATTAGAATCTTTATAGTTAATTGTTACAATATCTCCAAGTTGAATAGTTGGAGTTGCAAATATTTTTAAACCAACTGATTTTTTAGGAACCATAAGTTTGTCTATCATCCAGCCCATTAAATTTTCTGCATCATCTTGCGTTTGTATGTATGGAGTATCTAGAGTAAACTCATTGTTTCCATAAATCATTCTACTTCTTTTAATTTCATCAAACCTTTGTTTTTCAACTTGCGGAGAAACAATCTGAGAAGATCCAGTTAATAGTGGATTAGAAAAATTGCTACGCTTTTTAAAGTACTCATCAACTGTTAACTCATGGGTAGTGTCTTGTGTAAATGTAACACCTTGAATTCTTAGATAGTTACCGCTTGTTTCGTCAAGATTTAGGGCTGTGTCTGTAGCATTAAATATTAAAAACTCAGCACCATATGAGTCTGCATAAAAACCAGATGAGACATAACCCTTTATATTATTAAATGTTGGTGATAACTTGGCGTAAAGTGCAGGGTATGCACGATCATACTTAACATCAAAGTAAGCACACTCTCTCATTATTGAGCCAAACTCATCAAAGTATAAATTATATTTAGGTGGTTGCTGAGCACTAATTCCAGATAGGTAGGTTGCTTGAACAATACCGCTCATTGCATATTTTCTTAAAGACTCACTAGCGCTTATCTCGTTATCCCCAAAAGCAGATGATAGAGTTTCTCCAACTGTAAAGACGGTATTTTGAGAGTAGTTCTGTGACAAAGCATAAATATTTTCAAACATAACTCTAGATGAACCACGAACAAACGGAGCCATGTTATTATAAATTGGAAGCGGATCTGTATCGTCTACAACCTTAATTAATTGATTATTAATATATAGATAGAATCTTCTTGTTTTTCCTATGTCTTGATACTCTACTGCCAAATCATATACCGTCGGATTTTCCTCACCAGCCATTCTATACTGACCAGTAAATCTGCCGTCATCAACTGTAATCTTTGCTAGACCTCCGTAAAGTTTTACAGGAATCGCATTATTGTTAGATGCATCTTTTTTAATTTTGTAAAAAACAACATTGTTGATAGAAATATCTGATTGATTATCTTTATCTAATTGTAAGTATGACTCTATGTTATCACTTGTCAATGCAGCAATTTCAAAATAATATCCGTTGTTTGTTGTTGGATTAAGTAATACTGCCAATCCTCCTGAGCCACCACCAATATTTACGTCTTGATCTGGTTGAACTCCAGCAACCTGATAATATGTTGTGCTTCCATTTGGGGTTTGACTACGACGCTCATTGTTTTCAATCTTGCCAATAATACGCATTCTTGTTCCAAAATGCTTATAAGAATTATCTAATTCTTTATAGACATAAGATACTAAATCAATTGGGGTTTCTGTTGTTTCAAAAGTTGGTCCGTTCATTACTAAGGCTGATGATTGGATTGTTCCAGTTTTTGGAGATATGGTTGAGTTAACTGGGGTTTCCGTTGTATAACTTGAAGACATAAAGTTTTTAATTGTTCCACCTCTTGATGTCTGTTGTGCTTTAGAGTTATTAACTCCTGCTGCTCCAGTTGTAGTTGCTGGTAAAGAAATATCTTCAAGTAAGGTAGTTGTAAATAAATATTGAGTTTCCATGTTACAGCCTCTAACATAAGTATTATCTGACCAATAGGTATTTATTCCAGCAGTATGACTTGTTATTGTTGTTCCAAATTGAGCACGGCCGTGTTCATAAACTGCGCCATTCTGTAAACGAGTAACACCTTCAATTTGTTCATAGAATGGAACTGTATAGATTCTTACTAAGCCAGTTGGGTATATCTTTCCGTTAAATGGTAATGATCTAAAAAAGTTTTGGTACTCTTGATTATTAGTAATCCAGACATTGCTGCTACCCTGTCTGTGAGAAACTCTCCATGCCTGAATCTCTTCACCTTTTTGCGCTTCTGTAATTTCTCCATTTGCAACTCTTTTATCTAAATCATCAATAACACTTGATGGTGCTAATCTTCCAGGTAAAACAATTTCTGGCCTAGATTCATTTAAATTTATACCGTCTGATAATATGGGATACCAAATTGCAAGGGTAACATTAAATTGTGCAGCATCATATCTAATAACTTCTCCATTAGAATAAAAATATCCTTGGTATCTTGTAAGCCAATAAACATTTTCTCCAAGATCAAAAACATTATTAACTATTTTACGATTAACTACACTTGGTGGAGATGCAGTAAGATCAGAGTTTAAGGGCATTGCTCCTAAAACATACTTTCCTTGTTTAGATGCAACTTCGTTAATTGTTTTAGTTGAATCTGTTCCAGAGACTTCCCATAAAAGTGAGGGCTTATAAATCCAGGTCTTGTCTATATCAATCATGCTTGCTTGACGAATAGACCCATAGGATCTTTGAATATATCTAGTTGTGTAATTAATCTTTCCGTTATTATAGACTTTTTTATCTTGAGATGCAATTGAAATAATATTTGGAAGCGTACCAGATGATGCGTTTTCAACAATGCCGCTAACAGATTGATTGTTAGATCCTGATAGCGTCATGTTAGATGTTCTGTCATCTACGTCTGGAAGCATATAATTTTTGCTCATTACAATAAAATTATTGTATTCATCAAAAAACATTGCTGTTTGTGTAGACACTGCAAGTTGATTTAATACCTCTGCTACCGTTTGATCTGGAGCAATAAAGAAATACGGGATGATTGGATCTGGTTCGTTTGTTGTTCTATAAAATGCGTAGTTGCTAAATCCAATGTAATCAAGAATTAAACTAATTGCATAACTAAGAGATACTTCTGTTACCAGCATTCTTGGGGCAGGCATAGATTCTAAAAAGAAATAAAAGTCTCTTAAAGATATTTCTAATGTTCCAGCAGTAACATCTGCCTGTGGAAAACCATCAGAGTAAAGTGTTTTAATTGGAACCCAATAATCAAATCCACCTACATTTAATATTTTTTCGTAAAAATTAAACTTAATGTTCTTACGAACATAATCACTAACTATGCTAATAGTGTTGTTATCGTTAAATGCTTGGTCATCATCAAACAAAGATATGTTTCCAGTTGAGGCAAGCAACTGTCCTACTGGTAAAGCAGATGTTCCAAGATCAGAAAGAATTTTTTTAATACTATACTCTATTGTTTTATTAGATATGTCAACAACTAATCTTGGTGACATTTCAATTAAGTCAAAGGTAGAATCAAATTTATTCATTCTTTCTACTACAACTCTTAACCCACGAATACTTTGAAACTCTCTGTAAACAGTTTGACCATTTGTTGTTTCTTGAAATGATAATGGATTTGTTAAGTCTGTAACAAATGTTGTTTTATTATCAATTTGTTCACTTCCTAATACCCATCCATAAACAGGAGTAAATGTATTGTATGTGTTAGTACTGCCATTCCAAACATGATAAGTTCCAACACTTCCTACATTTGAAATAACTAAATATGCGTATCCATTTATTGATTCGGTTGGTAGTAGAGTAGATGAGGAAAAAGTTTCTGCAAAAACAAAACTATCTTTAAAATTATCTGGAATGTTTTTTAATCTGTATTGTAATTCAACATATCCATCATGACTAATGATTGGAGATCCATCATCACGAGTATCGTTTTCAGTAAATACATAAGAGTCTACCCAATTGTCTCCTTCAAGATGCTGAACTTTCCATCTTGTTGGAGTTGTTTTATTTGCGTTACCAAAAAACGGATCTGCAAAAGTTCTAGATATATCAGTAAAATCTCCTAAATCTATATCTCCAACATTGGTTTGCATCTTTATAATAATTCTGTTTGCTGGTACATTTTCTTTATAAACTACAAATGGTACAGCGTCATCTATGTAGTAATTACCGTTAACTATAGTTTTAGCAATACCTCTTTCAATGCCGTCTTCAGTTCTAAAAGATGTAAAATATTTAAATTGGTCATAGCGTGACGCCATATAATATCTTGGCCTTCTGGCAAGATCGCTGCCAGAGTTTGATAAAAACTTACCTTTAAAAGCAACTGCTTTATTAATACCAGACCTTGGTCTAAATGGCTTGATGCAATCTTCTAATGAGTATAAAAGTTTATTTTTTTCTTTTATAGATGTAAAGGTTTGTGGTGTTCCATTATTTTCAAACCCTCCATCAATAACAACATCTGCATCTGTTGCTCCAGTATAAAATAATCCAGTATCTGCGCTATCAAATGTATTTGGCAATGTTAAGAATTGAGAGTTTTGTTCTTGAGACCTGTATCTGTAATTGCCAAGTTTAAATATATTATCTGGCATATTCATATTCCACTCAGCCAAAACTAGTGACTCTGTTTGTATTGTTGCAGATGTTTCAAAGTGATTCTTTAGGTCGGTACTTTCAAACATTTAAACTTCTTCCAGGGTTACCGATATGTTCCAAAGGTCATGATTTGTTGCCCCACGCTTTACGACGGAATAATTAAAGTCTGCAAAATAAACTTGAATGATTTGATTATATCTGTTCAAACCAGTATATTTGTAAGCCTGTCCTTCTAGGTTTGTGTACTTATCATAAGCAAGGTACATAAAGAATGGACCTTGGTGTGTCTCATACCAATCAAGAAGTTCTACGCCACCTGCACCACCATCTGCTGTGTACTCTGCTGTAGATCCTTCACTTGGTGATACTCCTGTTGTTGAATTAAAGTTTGGTAATCCTGAATACCCTCGTGAAGGCAGCATGTTCCAAGATACAGACATAGTTAGTTTATCTGCAATATGATATGAACGCATACGACCATTTATAGTTCTTTGACGTTGCTCAATTCGCTGGGTATTAAATTGCATATCCCCTCTATTATGATCAGATAAAATAATAAACTGATCTAG